GCAGCCTTAGCCAATTCAGCTTTTTCTCCCTTATCTGTTAATGCAGCCCAATATCCTTTAATCATTGGTATAGCTTTTGGTAAAGCAATAGCTCCAGCTACTACTGCACCAACAACGCCTAAACCTAATAAGAAAGTGTTCTCAGGTGATACATTACCAAAAAGGTCTAATGCAGCTTTTTTAGCTCCAGTCATTACGTCTTCTTCAACGTGATCTTTTCCTTCTTCGTACTTTTCAGCTTCCATTTCAGCTAAGATTTCGTCCAAAGATAGAGGAGCTTCTTCTGATTCTTCACCAGCTTCGTCTCCCATTTCAGCAGCTTGAGGCATCAAAGCGGCTTTAAGATCTCCTAAAGTTAGTTGAACTACTTTAGTGTCATCTGATACGCCTTCTTCGTCAGCTTCAACCTCTTCGTCTTCTTCGGTCTCTTCTTCAGCTTCGTCTTCAGCTTCTTCTTCGGCTTCGTTTAGTTGATCTTCTTCCAAAGCATCAAGCTCAGCAAGAATTTCTTCTAAAGTAGCTTCAGTAACTTCTTCGTCAATGCCTTCGTCGTGCATTTTTTCTTCTTTGTGCATTCCTTCCTCTTCGTATCCCTCTTCGTAAGTACCTTCTTCTTGATAGCCCTCTTCTTCGAGGTCTTCTTCTAGTTCTTCTTCGAGTTCTTCAGAGAGTTTAAGACGCATCATTTCTTGAATAGCTGGCTCAAGTGCTTCTTGCATGATTGATTTTGCGTTTGCAATTGCACCGGCACGTAATGCTTTAGCGTCAAGAATCGCTTCTTTGTAAATTTTGTTGTCCATAATTTTTTTGGTTTTTAATTGCTTATTGGGGATTGAAGCAATATGTATTTTTTTGATCTAGTGCAATAGTGGGATTTGCACATTTATCAATAAATATGCGTATTTTCGGTAGAATCGCTTAGTTAACGCAACAAACGCCTGACATTTCACAAATAAGATCGCGCATAAGCTGATTTGCTTTGCTGTATTTTGTCTCTTGTTGTTGGAAATTAACAGATTCGTTTATGCCTACGCCCGTAGACTGTTGCGGTCTCATGTAAGCTCCGTAAGTACTTGGTTGGGATACGAAGTCCCAACAGATGATGTCTAGATCCTCTTCTACTCTAACTAAGCCTTCGCCTATCTGGGTAGTGGAACCCAAAGCTCTTGATGATATGCCTACAGTGATGTTATTTAGGAAGAGTTCCTTTAGTATGTTGCCTGACGGTGTGGGCAGTATCTCAACCTTTCCGTAGAGATCTTTTCCCTTCCACCACAGTTCCAATATGTTGTGTGATACGTTCTTTAAGTTTATGATGGAAGACTCCGGGTGATCCAATTCTCCCAACGCCCTGTTCTCCGCTATTGGACCTGATGCGTACTTTTCAACCTGTGGATAAAGGACATCGTAGGGGTATATGCGTCTGTTTGCGTTTGGTTTATCGCAAGCTTGCACAAGACCAATCACGACCATGTTTCTAGTCTTTGCGTCGATTGATTCCTTTAGTATGTTAGTCGGTTGGAATACCGAGTGGTCTATTAGTAGTTGTTTGGACATTACGAAGCTGTTGTTGATTTTGCAGATGTTATGCCTTTTGATTTTAAAGAGTTAACCATTTCTTTTCCTTGACCACTTTTTGTGGTAGATACGACCTTTTCGCCTTGTGGAGTTGTAACAGTAACTATGTCTCCTGCTTCGTTAAGCTTAGACTTTATCATCTCTTTAATCTTTTCTTTCTTTTCTCCCTCTTCCATCTTGTTCAATCTTTCGATTATAGCAGCTATTTTTTCTTCTTTTGTCATATCTTGCCACCAGCTTTTTGGAATCACATTGCCACTTCCTCTAACAGATCCTAGATTTGGAAGCTTTGCAAAAGCTGCGTCTCTTTCTGCTTTATCGGGATCTACCTGTGTAGGTTCGTCCATCTGTTGAGTTGGTTCTTCCTCTTCTGCAGCATCCATTAACTTATTTACCACATTAAATTGGTAATCTTTCAAACTTTTATCTGCAAGTTCAACAGTCAAAGTACCGCCAACTACTTCTTTAACCATACCGTCACCGTCTGGAGTTTTTACTTCCATTCCTACGTGATACTCTCTAGATATGTTTTCTTGAAGCCACTGTTTAATGTTTTCTAATATTGCAGTTTTGTCTTCGTCTAAACCGAGTTCTTTTCTAGCTGAACTTGTATCGCCCATTAATATGCTCTGTACAGCTTGTTTCAGCTCTTCTTTGTTTGAAGCAGCTTCTACGCTATTGTAAAATTCATTGTCCCATTTTGAAGCTAATTGTGATTTTGGGTTAGCAAAGTTTTTTCTGTACCAACCTTTAACTTTCATCTTCATCAAATCAAAGTCTTCTGCTTCTTTATCCTCTGGGCTTAGTAGTGGTCCACCTGGTCTTGGCATCATATACTCGTCGTCCAATCCTTCTTTTATTACTTTTTCTGTTCCTATTACCCCTTTATCTGGCATAACTTTAACGCCCTTTGGCTTGCCTTTTCTATTCTCTTTCTTAGATGCCTTTGTGTTAGCCTTATCAGCTTTGAAGCCCTTAGGCTTTCTCATTGCATTCTTCTTGTCTACCAACTGCTTGTTCAATTCTGTTGTTTCAAGCTCTTTATCTTGCTTTTCAACTTTCTTTACGTTGGCTATGATCTGATCGTCGTACGCGTTTGGATTCTTTTTAAGCTTCCTTGCCACTCTCTCTTTTACCTTATCGATAGTTGTATTGTCGTAAGTCTTTTCTTTCTTCAATTCAACTTCCATGCCCTTCTTAACAGCGTAAGCAGACATCCTGTCAAGTACCTGCTCTGCGTCAAGCTTGTGAGTTTCTTTCATAGGAGGAGCGTCAAAGTAAGCTCCACTAACTTCTTTAATCACGTTCTCGGACACAAGTCTTTTGCTCTTCAATATATTTACAGCGTCAGTAAAAGAAGTCACAGGGCTTATGAACTGTGGAAACTGTCTGCGAGCTTCTCTAACGAAGTATTCGCGGGTTGTCTTACCCTCTTGTAGCTGTTGATAAAGTTTGGTTATGTTTGTCATACTAATAAATATGTTAAATTAACGACCTTGACCGCGATAAGTCTTTTCTTTTCTATCGTGTTTATTGTGAGACTTCGCTGCGCTGCCTTTTTTTCTCTTACCGAAACTGATCTTACGGTTTTCTCCTGCTGACTTTGATTTTGCCATCTTTACTTTATTTCTTTGTATTTTTTGTATATCTCACTGATTGATACTCGAAGCTTCTCCATCAGTTTATTTGTGTGACCCTTATACTCTTGTAAGCCAAGTTCTTCTTTCATTGTTTTAACGTAATGTAGAACTTTCTCTGCTTCGTACAGCTTCTTTCTAACCAGTTTCATCGCTTCGTGCATCTGCTGCTCTTTGCTTCTGGTTACTGTTTCTTTCTTGAATCTGTGATAGTTCTCATTCAATTCTTTGTCGCCTAGTGCGTGTCTTGCTATGTCTATAAGGTTAACTACTGCTCCAAAAGCGTTTGTTTTTATCTTGCCTTCGTATCCGAAATTGTCTTTTACGTAGTCGCTAAAATATTCTCCGAACTGAAATGTTGGCAGTTGTTTTCCAAGTTTTTTCTCTAATAGTACTATGAATTTCAAAAGCTTTATCCTATTCTCGTAAGCTGTCATCACCGAATAATCGTTATTTTGATGGGCAACTGATAGTAGGTTTTCTACTCTTTCAAGCTCTTGTACGTTTGAATCAGAGTGATTTTCTTTTATGTATTCGTCTTTATACCAATCGTATTTTTCCTCATCAGAATCTTGCGCTTCTGGTTCGAGCGCTGTAACAAACGCATCGTAATTGTCAACCCAATTTCCGTTTACTTCGATAGTTTCGTTTTCAGTATTAATGCGTATTTCTCCGCCTTCGCGTGTTAGATCTAGGACAAGCGTGCTGTAATTCTTGCCTATAGCTGTGCCTCCTACTATTTTCTCTCCTGCTTTTTCTGCCCAACGAGCGACTTGCATTACTAAAGGAAGGATTTGTTTTCTTTTAGCGAAAGACTTAATGTTTTCTGGAACGCTTGCTTCTTGTAAACCTTCTTCGTCCAAAGGTAAACTCGGTTTGTCTTGGAAGTCTTTTACCTTTGCTGGAGTGGATATGTCCGACTCGTGGTAAATAGCTTTTGTGTTATTTTTGAACTGCAGTGTGTAGTACTTTCCGTCTTTAGTAACATCCACTATCTCTCCTATTTTGTTGTAATTTACGTTACCCTTCATCGTTACCTTAGCGCTGTCTCCAACTTCGAATCCCTCGTTAACTCCCCACAAATCGCTGTATTGGAATCCACCGGTGTCCTTAGTGTGACCAGGTCTAAAGCCCTTAAGCTTCTTGTATCCTGACAATTCGTCCTCTGTAAAAGGGTTTCTTTTATTTTTGCTAGCGTGTAAGGAAGCGTTGTAAGCCTCTCCTCCACCAGTTACGTTACCTTGCTCTTCAACTTCTCCTCGAACGCGGATGTTATTTGAGTCCAATTCTGAGCTTTCTACGTAATCTACAAATTTTTCATAAACATCTTGATCAAGCATGTATGATCCATCCTCAGAGTATTCGAAGTCTCCATCAAACTTGCTTAAGAATATATCGTCTATCTTTTGATCGTCTATAGTGAACGTTACCTTGTTCTCAACGATTGTCTCTCTTAATTTTAAAGTAGCAAAAGAGTTATTGAACGGCTTCATGCTTTACTTCTGTTTTAGTATGTCTATGAGCTCTATGTATTGTAACAGATTCGATATAGCGTCGTCTTTTATTGACTCGTTTTGCTTTATTGGATTAAGAAGCTTTATCGTTTCGTTTAGCCTTATGACTGTTACTTTGTCTTCTATGCCTTTTTTGATCTCGACTAATTCGCTTTTGATTTGCTTTATCAATCCGTTCAAATATTTTTTAAGGCTCTCTGTTTCTGATATGTTATTTATGTACTCCTTCAACACCTCTTTCTGTCTTTCTGAGAAATTGTTGTACTTTGAATTGAACTTTTCTACCATCAACTTATACGCCAACAGTCTGATCTCTTTGTCCTCTTTCATGAGATCTTGAACCATAGTGGCACTGATAGGCTTGTTTTGCAACTCCTCTTTTGTTATGTGTTCCAAGAGGTTTATCTTATTCAGCAATACCTGCTTCGTGTCAACTGTTTGGCTGTACTGAGATTCGAAAATAGTGTATATTGCAGCGTAAGTCTTATAGTTGTCTATCTTAGCCTTAAAGAAGTCGTCTATGTTATAGTTGTTCTTTATCTCTTTTATGAGGTTGTATTTTTCTCTGTTCAACTTTTCGTTGTTAAGCTTTTTTCTCTGCTCTAAAACAGTGCTTATGAACATCTCTGCTTTTGACTCAGATAGTTTCTCTGTTGTGTTGAACGTGTTATAAAGTTGGTACTCCTTGCCCAACTCTGTGTTGACAAAATACTTCTTCAGTATCTTAACGGCTTTGGTGTCTTTGTTTTGTACCAAATCGGCGGTTGTCTGTCTAACTAATAGTTCAAACAGTATCGCCGGGTTTCTGTATTTGCTGTGTTTAACTGCCATGTTGCGTTAATAGTCTATCTATAAATATAACAAATAATTACTCGGGATCTTGCAATATGTTACTTTCGTCTAAAAGATCTGGGGATTCAAATAGTTTCACCTTTCTTTGAGACTTACTTGCAACTTTATCAAGCATCTGTTTGTTTTTTAGGAACTCTGCCATAGTGCTTTCTAACGCTAACGGTCCTCCTCTGTATTCTGGCTTAAGTTTGTCTTCTCCTGTTTCTGCGTTAGACTTCAGATCGTACACTCCCATTCCGTCGCGGCCGAAAGGACTTGCGTCTGTTCCACGCTTAGACTTGTATTTTTGTGGTCTACCTGGGGATTCGTACTCTGTCTCTGGTTTATTCTCATCGTATCCTTTTGGTACGTCTAGAGACATATCGCCCTTTCCACCGTACAGACTAGCCAATTGGTGTGGAGTACCAAAAGCTTGCCCAGTTTCTGCAGGATCGTTGCCCTCTTCAGCTATCTGTTTGTATCTAAACGCTCTCTTTTGATCTTCAAGTATCATGTCTTCGAGCTCTAGGTATTGATCCTCAGAGAAGTGGAACACCTTATCGTATATGTAGTCTCTTGGTAACAATTGGCCATCCATAGCTTGTTTCGCTAGGTCTATCTTCTCTTTGAACAGTGCTACTCGCTCTTGATCGTATATTATTGATGGGTTCGTTAATGATATGGTAAAGTTAGCGGCTGATTCGTTTGTGTATCCATGAGCGTAAAGGTGAATCAATCCTATCTTTGTTAACTCAGACACTATGATGCGTTGTATGCGCTCAACCGTTCTAGCAAAGCGTATATCTTCTGCTGCTAGAGTTGCCTTACCAGTTAAGTCCTTTTCGTATCCCATGAACGCTTTTGGTATCTTCAACGCTGCGAACAGTTTTTCTCTGAAGTATGCCACGTCTTCGATACCGTTGTAATCAAGGCCTTTCGCCGTATCTATCCTTGTGGTTTGATCGCTACCCCTAACAGGAATAACGAAGTCCTCAAGCATGTTCTGTACATTGTATTTTAGGTTGTAATTACCAGTTTGCGGGTCCATCAAAGGAGTCTTCTTCATCTTGTTCATCATCCTTTGAATGTAGTTTTCCACTTCGGCTGGAGGTATAGCACCAACGTTAACGTAAAACACCCTACGCTCTGGGGCTCTAACTATCCTGTGAATCAACATAGCGTCTTCTATGAGTGTGTACTGTTTGAACAGCTTTCTTGCTGGCTCTAAGTAAGATCTACCGTAAGGCAAATAGTTAACGTCTCCTGTCAGTCTGAAGTGCGCCATCTCGTAGTTATCGAACCATATACCAGCGTCTTGGTTATTGAACGCTGATGAGTAACCTGTGGTAGACGCGATAGCTGCGTTTGGATCGTATTTGAATCTTACTTCTGAAGGATTCTCTGGGTTGTATCCCTCTTGCCTAACTATGTTGTAGGCCGAGAACGGGATTACGTTGTAAACTCCGTACTTCTCTGCCATCTCAAGCTTTAAATAGAAGTCGCCGTACTTACACATGTTTCTTATCCATCCCCAAAGACTGAACTCGATGTTTAGAATTGAGTAGTAAAGGTTGTAAAGAAGCTTCTGTATGTTTTCGTCAGAAGAACGTATCTGTAGCACTTCTCCCTGTTCGTTCTTAAGCGTACACTCATCGGCTATGATGTCCAAAGCTGAGGCAACAATAGCGTCAGTGTCCATGGCATCATAGTCAGCGTATATCTGTACACGAGCTGATTGGTAGTTTTGCGCTAAGTTCATGTTCACCCCGTAGGCTGTGGACGTGGTGTAAACCTTGTGGAACCTATCTACTAGGCTGTTGGTCTGTACGACACCAGAGTTTTGTATTCTATCGGTGTCTATGACCTTTAGCATTCCTCCGCCTTCGTTTCTTATTATCACATCTGTAGAAAATAAGCGTCTAAGCGTACTAAACAGGTTCTCTTGCGGTTTCTTTTGTTCTTCCATTTTTTATTCTTTTATAGTAACCAAGAAAGGTCGTGGTTTTGTGTTTGTCCGTCTGGTGTGGATACTGTCATACTCCATGGGTTGCTGTATCCGCTGTAATCGCTCGACGGTAAATATTGTGTGTGATTTGTTTTGCTTATGTTGTTTATAGATACCGAAGTTAAGCTATCCATGGTTTTTCTGAACCTCAACGATGTCTCCCTTAGGTACATAGCCATTGCAAAAGACATTACCAAGTCGTCGTTGTATCCCTGCATCGCTTGTTGTTTACCGTTCTTCCAAACGAAAACTCTAAGCTCTTCCAGGAGTCGTATGGATCTCATTGTCACTACTTTATTTTCTATAAAGTCTCTCATCTTCTCTATGGCCAAAGGACGTGTCTTTTGACTCATGGTGAATCCTGCGACTAATCCTGATCCTCTATCGAATCTATCTATGTATTTCTCAAAAGAGTTATCTGCGTCGATCCTGTGACTGTAGTGAACGTTTGGATATCCGCTTTCTACCACGGTTTGTACAACGTCCCAACCTATGTTAGCGTTTTCAACAACTAACAGCGCTTGATTGTATTCGTTAGCAATCGCCAATAGAACGTTAGCGTACTCTCTCGTATCTATCTGAGATTTGTATTCTGCTACTTGGGATAGTGTCTCAGTATCTATAACGTGAAACGCAGAGTAGTCTGAGCTGTCTCCACGAGCAACGTCGGCTATTATTGCGTAGTACCTCATTGGATCGGGATACTCCCATATCCACAGCGCTTTGTCCATACCGCGTCTTTCTATCGGTTCACAGATCATGTTCATCTCGTACCATGTCAATATCTCTGGCTCGATGACTCCTGCGCCCGACGTAGCAAAGTCGCAGTCACATTCTTGCGCAGCGTTTCTTACGCCAAGTTCTTTTGTCTGTTGTTCTCTCCACTCTTCATTCCTCTCGGGGTGTACAGTCCAAGGCAACGATATGGGTAAAAAACGATTCTCTCTCTTTTGCGCTTTTGTGTAAGTCTTGTGAAACCAGTTACCAACGCCGTTTGGAGTAGACAACGCTATGCATCGACCTCCAGTAGCTAGCGTTTGTTGCGCAGCAGTGAATATGTCTTCGATCCTATCAATGAAAGCAGCTTCGTCTATCACTAACAAAGATACGGCTTCAGAACGAGTTGCGTCTCCTGCAGCTGATACTGCTTTTATCTGTGAACCGTTAACCAATCTAAGACTCAATCGGTTGTCTTCGGAGTGACCTATCTTCAACCAAGCTGGCAGGTTTTGGTAAGCGAAGCGAACCTTTGTAACCATGTTCTTGGCGGTCATTTGTGTGGTAGCTACAACAAGAACGTTCTTATCCTTGTTGAAAAGCATCAACCACAGAGAGTAAGCTGATACGAGTGTGGATATACCAAGCTGCCTTGATTTGTTTATTATTGCGTACTCGTTGGATTGGAACAGCTTTAGTACCTTTTCTTGGAAGTCGTAAAGATCGAACAGCTGTCTTCCTCTAGTTGGGTGTTGGATCATGTAGTACTTCCTCATGAAATACACAGGATCTTGAGCACACTTTATGAACTCCTCTTTTATCCTATCTCTTATGTACTGTTTGTTTTCTGACATGTTACTTTACTATAAGGAAATACGTAAGCGTTCCTATTATCACTCCAGCTCCTATTTGATTTAGAGTTAGCTTTAATTTTAACCTTCTGTATTCCTTTTTTAGTTTTTCGTAAGACTCTTTGTACAAATCTGTTTTTTGTTTTTCTACGTCTATTTGTGATTTGCAAGTTTCCATCTTTTGTGTATAGACGGTTATGATGCTATCTTTTGCGTTAATCTTTTGTTCCAACAGTTTTATTTGTTCGTTGCACAAGTTCAATTGAGCCTTTACGCTTTCGTAGTCTATCAAATCCTTAATTATGGACTTGGCTACGTGAGTTGGTAATTTAACCGTATCTTGAGAGAACGCTATATTTGGAAGTAAAAACAACAGTAGTATTAGCTTTTTCATAGTATCAGTATTTGTATCTTACTTTAAAAAATGAATCGATTTGCGTATTAGTAAATGTGTCTACACGCTCTTGTTGCTTTATGTAATATTCCTTTATAACTGTTGTTTTTTCTTTTACGTTGTGTATTTTGTAGTCTAACGTCTCTATTATATCTTGTTGATCTTTTATCAAACTGTCGTAAGAAAGCTGCTGTTGTTCAAGCTTTTTTGACTGTTCTTCTAGAGCTTTTATCTTATTTTTTAAATCTAAATCTTTTGGTATCAACGTAAACAACAGTATTACGCACGCTATCGCAGATAAAGCAGCTGTCATGTAAACAATCTTTTTTGTCGTTGGATGACAAGCAATTTTTTGTAAGGAAGATAATATGCTGCTCATGAGTTTTATTAATAAATATGTATACTAGCTACTTAGCCATTCTGGCACCGAATTTGATCTTTTGTAATTTAAGCCCTTGGTTAATACCTTATCGTACAAATAAAAGTCCCTGTAAGCCTTAACTGTATCTTTGTTTTTGTAATCCTCAGGCATGCACTGCGGAGGAGGAACAAAGCCTACGTTTGGCAGCTGGGGTCTGTTTTCGTCTAACCAATTCAACACGCTTTCTGTTTTGTGTTGCTTACCGTATCGTTTTGTGTATTCTTTGAATATGCCTTTCGAGTGCTCAATCAACCAATCGTAGTGGCTTTTAGAAGAGCGAGTCCATATTGTGGAAGGGTGATTTACGTGCGCTTTCTTGTACGGTGCTGTAGATCCGTTCATCCAGTGTGCGGTAGACAACATTTGCGCAGACTCTATACCCATTTTGAGTACGTGTTGATCGCAAAGGTCTTCTGCAGCTTTTACTGGGTCTTCGTGTAAATAGAATATGTTCATAACTTTTTTATAAATGTAACAAACGTCCAGTATTTTTGTTACTTTATCTTTATTGTGCTTTCAATTCTTGTACCTCTATTCTTATTTCAGAGCCTGAGAATCTGAATACTAGTTTTGTAGAATAATTCTTTTTTCCTAGTTTTGTTACGTAAGACAATAAGAAACCAGCCTGTTTAGGAGAATCTACAAGAGTCATTTTTGTGCTGCTTGAATCAATATCTACTTCAGCTTTAGCATCGAAGTAATCAGCATGTCCCATTAAAGATTTAGAACTTCCTATTACTTTGTAAAAACTTGGACTTAATCCAGCTTCAGCTATAGCAAATGCAGTTAACGCAACAAATGGATTTGATACTTCTTGTATTTTTTTATATGCGGGAGATATTTTTGCGTTTTTATCTGTCCATCTATCTATTATCAAACTAGCTAATTCGTAGGTAGCAGTTTTCATAGACAACACTTTTATGTAGTCTTCATTCTCTTTTTCTACTTCTTTAGAAAACTTACTGCTGTCTTCTGCTGTTACCTCTATTTTATATTTTTTTATGTCACTTATAAATTTATCTCTACTTGTTGTAAAAGACTTTTTAACTTTTGTTGTAGAATCTGATCCGGTTAGTTTAGATTTTATAGTCTTTATCGCAGATTCGAGTTCGTCAAAAATAGTTTTATTAGCCTTATAAAAAGCCTCTTCTGACTTATACTCTGGTTTTATTCCGTCTGTTTTTATTTTTTGTTTTCCAACAGCTTGGAGTATTGAATTTACCGAACCGTGTAACTTTTTGTCTTTTGTGATAGCGTTTATATAGCTTTGAGAGCGTTTACCGCCTCTTTTGGGTCCATAGAAATAGTCTTC